ATTTTCCCCAAATTAAGAAAAAATTCACCTCCGCGTGTGGTTCACGCGGGAGACTGGCAGTTAAGACTGCTGTCATGGTCCCAAGGCCTAAAGCCAAGGGGAGAGATACCGTGTCTAGATTATTGTCCATGTATAAGAGGGCTTTAACTACCGAAATAGAAAAAACACAAAAAAAACAAATAAAAAATAAAAAAAGAAATAAAACCCAGAGGCTGGCAGCAAAAGCTACAGCCACTAAAATAAATAATATAGTATTACCATATTTGACTCCTATAATCGAAGTCTACTGTGCGTACTTCCATATGCGAGGCGGCTCCTTAATTAAAAGGAAACGCCTGCAACAGGAGGCACGCAACTTAGTAGACACCGGCAGCGCACTGTTTAGATATAGTGCGGCTGGAGGCAACATTGGTAAGTTGATTAAATATCAGGCTTCACGGTGGTTTGACATGGCTGGAGAGAATCTCTCTTCTCCTCCTGTTGTACCCTGTCTGGTATCGGGGCAAAAGTTTGCGCCCCGATTTGTGTTCGGCATAATGAGACGTAGGATCCGTTCCCTTGTTTTAAGGAAACGGCTCTCCTCGCTCTCGTTCTGTCGGACGTTTGCCAAGTCCAAGTGTATGTGGCCAGAGGTATCTGGTCCCGCATACTTGGCTTCACGTTTAGATCATTCTAAGACGTTCAGTGCGCCCTCAGCTGCAATTAATTGCGATGCTGTGGCTGTGCTTCGAACTGTCACGAAAGAGATCTTTGGTGAATTACCACCCCCCACCCGTTGTATGCCTACGGTGAGTTCCTCCCTAAGGTCCAAGAGGCGTGGTGGTGGACGTGCTGTCGGTACAAAATCGCTGGAGCCTAATGCTCCAATTGAGATCATCACCTTAAATGGTGACGACTGCGGTACCGGCAAATTGATCTACTCTGAGACGGAAGACTACTCAGGGTGGACTGTGTGCTGCCGAGAACATTCGTTCTTGCAGCCCTCTATTGAGGAATTCCGGCTACCGTACTTCGGTGACCGGACTATTCGAATCCCCCATTTTCTAACTATGTATAATACTACCTCTAATTGGAAAAAGGCACAATACCAGGAGTATAGTGAATCGATCGTTCAGGACAATCAGCAATCTGCTGATTTGTCTTGGATCGGCCTAAAAGAGGCCGGTCAGAAAGTTCGTTCCATAACTCTTGGTTGCCATAAAACCTACAATGCTCTGCTTCCCCTACAGGGGCAGTTGCTGGATTGTTGGAAGAATTTTCACGCGTCAACTATGCGTGATGAGGACCTGACTGGTCGTGTTCAAGCTATGCTCAAGTATGAGAAGGAATTACCGCTTGCGGTATCCGTCGATTACAAGAGCGCTACCGATTTGATCAGTAGGCTTGCGACCCTTTTGGCTATTAAGGATCTTGACTCACCATTGGTACAGCTTGCGCTGCGATCCTTTGGTAAGGGCAAGTTAACTTATCCCGCATTAGAAGAACTCAAAGCGAAATCGCTTGATGTTAATTCTAATAACGGACAGCCTATGGGCCACGTCCTCAGTTTTTCTATATTATGTGCTATAAACTATGCTGCCTTAAAACTGGCCACAGAAAGATATTTGCATAAATACGAGATTTTTTGTCCCGAATCTAATGCTTTGATGAAGAAGATACTTGATACTTGTATCATTAATGGTGATGACCTATGTTTTAGGTCTCCCAATTTCCTTTTCATCGAAATATTCTATGCATGTGCCAGAGAATTTGGATTACAACCGTCCCCAGGGAAACAGTTCGTTTCCACTAGGTACTGTACTATTAACTCGCAGGACTTCCTTCTTGAAGAAGGTACTGCGAAACGTGCGTATTACTATCGTACTACTTGGACTAAGAAGAACCTTTCTATGTTCGAATATAATCAGTACATTAACACTATGGTAAAAGAATTGCCATGGACGGCCCCTCTTATTCCTCGAATCTTGTCTAGAGCTTCGACGGTCCGCTGTCGTAATTTTCCTGGATTTGTGCCGAATTGGTTCCTACCCCTCCATCTTGGGGGAGTAGGAATCGATCCAGCATATTCAGATGGGCCTGTGAAGACAACACGCTCGCAACGTTTAGTTGCGGCGCATTTCTTTACAGATCCCTCTGCTTCCATCCAAGAAACGACGGCCAGACACGCGCCGGGTTTCCCCCGGCAGCTCAAGTTCCCTCAAGGTAAATCTCGAGTCGCCTTACGGCGGCCTGATATTTACTCTGATGGAACGAAACGAGAAGATTATAGTATCAATGAATATGAGGTCAAAACAGACTTCAAGTCACTTAGAGATGGTTCAAGTAATGAACAATATCTTCAGCGAGCCCATGATTTACACCATGAGTGCTGGACTGACGATAAGGGGGGGAAGCCCCCTCATCTTAAGCGGTTACGATGGATAAAAACTATGTCCAAAGATCAACTCGCGGAGGTCCTCCGCGGTGTTCTCGTAACCCCTAGGTGCCCTGTGATTCCTAATGTGAACCCGGAGATCGATTTAACATCGATTGACTCTGAGTTTCCTATGGAACCACTTGATGGGGTCAGCTTAGAGACTTATCTGGAAACATTTAAGTTAGACCAAAAAGGTGCACATAGTTCTTATGTGCTTAATACTTCCTTGCTAAATCTCTATGGCCCGAATCCCCTAGGATATTTACCTCCTTCTACGCTTTGTAGTTACGAGGATATCGGGGTTCGGTCATAGAGTAAATGCCAAACGACTGCACGGTCCTAATCTAAGTTGATGTACAGTCTCATTATAAGAATGAGTGGGATCCCATACATCATTCAGCAATAACGACTGAATTGTATTAACTATCGGCAATGCCATCAAAAAGATCAAAGGCAAAGGCCCGAAATGGCGCACCAAGCGGTCAAAAACAAAAGAAAAAGCGCAAAGGGATGTTCCCCGGACTATCGTCCACTGTGGGGAGCGCCCTCGGCGGTTTTGCTCTTGGACCTGCTGGTGCCGCCCTTGGTGCCCGCGCCGGAGATTGGTTCGGCCGTATCACAGGTTTGGGTGACTATAAAGTCAACCGGAACACCCTCCTTACGGGGGGCGTTCCTGTTTTCAATTCAGGAAAGAATTTCACTGAAGTCACCCACCGTGAGTACATTGGAGACGTTGTCTCCGGTACTGCCGGAACCTTCGATATACAGTCCTACACAATTAACCCATCCAACCCCCAAACCTTCCCCTGGTTGAGCGGTAGTGCTCAATCCTACGAGTCATATGAAATGACGGGGATGATTTTCGAATTCAAGTCATTGTCCGGCACTGCTGTCGGCTCTACTAACACAGCTCTAGGTGCTGTTACTATGGCTACTGTCTATGATGTGGAGGCTCCGCCTTTCACAGATCGACGTTCTATGGAACAATATGAGTACTCCGTGTCCGCAAGGACGACTGAGAACCTCATACACCCAGTTGAGTGCGACCCTAAACAAAATGTTTTGCCTATGCTGTTCACACGGACTGCTGATGGTACTAATATTAGAGATAAGCGGTTTCACGACATGGGCGAGTTTTACATCGCCACTGATGGACTCCAAGCCTCCAATGTTACCATTGGAGAACTTTGGGTTTCCTATCGGGTCCGGCTGTTTAAGCCTCGAGCCCGTTCGGAATCCGGAGGGATCCATCGCTCGGGATGTCTTGACATCCCAGCTGGGAGCAGGTTTAATCCTGCCTCCTATGCTGTCGACCCTTACCTCAATAGTTTGTCCGTCGAGTTTGCCAACGCCACTACTATGCGCCTCAGGGGTCCAGCAAGTTACTTGCTGTATGCCGAAGGTTGCGTAGATGCTGGCGTTGGTGTAATCGCGAACAATATCAGCTGGGCAGCCTCCACTGGGTCTGTCTTAGGAAAAGACTACTGGCCCAGACGGCTTACTACACCTACTTCCTCTAATCTTTACTCTACAAAGGTTCTGGCTAGTACCTATGCCACAGCCGGTGCTGTAATTAACATCACCGGTGCGGAAGGACTTGTCACTCTCCCTCAATTTGCACTTACAACGGCTACACTCCACGATGTAGTATACACGGTCAGTTCGCTTCACAGCTATACTGACCCTGTTAACTATAATTATGGACCATATCCGTTCCCAGCACTTGTGCTGAGTGCAGCAGAGAAAGAACTTGCGAAGACTAAGCTCAAGTTAGCAGAGATGACTGTTCTCCTTGAAACCGTCTCATTAGATAAAAATCTATGGGACGATTTGGGAGACATCAAATCGCGTTCACTTCGGTGAGCGAAACCTTCAACAACTATAACAACTATTATTACTAAACTATACCGTAAACATGATATTCGGAACGATGCATTTGCAGCTCGTCTGCTGTTGCGCCTTGTCTCTTTGGCGTCGCAGTGCATGAGTTCGTTCCTTACAACAACCTACGGTATTCTAAAAACAATTTTTATATCTCTATTTCAACATTCCATAACAGATTTACTCTGTCCCGAACTGATGACATCAAGATAGTATTATTCTATGACTAGTTTCATTCAATATTGTGAATTCACTAGTTGACTAGCTAAGACTAACCACCTTACTACGATACATGTGAGAACCCTAAACGGTTCTATCTACCACTCTATAATGTCTCTACGAGACCTAACCTATACTATCATGATGTATGTACTAACATCACCCTGGGCACGCGGAC